GCGCGTAGCCATTGCTGACGGCGCAAGTAAAGGTCAAGCAAAGGTAGAGCGCGTTCTACAGGTGATGAACCATAAACAGAGTTAGCTCTACGGTTGCGAACAAAGTAAGACAAGTCATCTGATGTGAACTCACCATCTGCATCAGGGTCATCGCTGTTTGCTTGGAACTCTGTGCGAGGGAAGCCGTAAAGAATTTGTTGGTAAGCGGCTTGTGGAGGCATTGGGCGCATACCGCGATCGTCAAGCATTGGCTTAATAGTTGAGCCATCAAGGATTTGGAATCCGTATAAATCTCCACCTACAGTTTTTTGAGGCCAAATAGCCCAAGCATCAAGCACAAGGATTTCCTCAAGTGCCATCATCATCCAGTCAATAAAGGTCAATCCATTTGAACGATCAGGGTTCTCCCAAAAACTTCTTAGGCGATAGATTTCCTCTGAAAACTTTTCGCGCGCGGTGGACATAGCGCGTGTGTGATCGCCACCAATTTCAGCAATGATCTTCTCTGAGGCGTTTTCTGAGATGACAATATCCCAATCCATACCTGAAATCTTTGCCTTAAGAACTTCAATACAACGGCGAGCAATGTCAATCTGTTCTGCTGCGCCTCTAAGAGTTTTGAACTGTACGAGCTTCTGCTCACTACCAATGTTTAAGTTTTGCGCAACTTGATATTCGTAACGGCGTGGGTCAGGTCTTCCATCAGGTCGTAGTGGGTTGATCGCGCCCGGCAAGATAGGTTGTCCGGGGCCGAATGGCACTCCTGACATAAGAGGGTTACGCAATAGCGGTGTTTGTTGTCCGTAAGTCTGATTCTGATTAGCGTTACGCATATCTTGTTCGCTCATCACAACTGCACCTGCTGGCAAGTTCACATTTGGTGCTTTTTCAATCTGATCTGCTACTGCTTTTGCTAGACGGTCAATTAGACCCATGTGTCTGCTCCTCGTTAATGCCCCTTGTGGTTCAGGCTATCGTAATGATAGCGCACCACACGCTGAGAAACTATCCGAGAATGACTACGCGATATGCGTTAGCAGATGGAGCAACTGAGAAGTTCAAAGTAACTGTATTTGTTGTGGCTCTTAGGTTATCAACAATAACTTCTGAACCATCGGATACGGTGTAAACCTGAACAATAACATCTAATGTTCCAAGGTTGTGCGTAATGGTGTAAGAGGTAGATGATGTTGAGAGAGTCTGTGAGAACTTACGAGCTACAACGGCGGTGTCAATAGAAACCGTATTAGTTCCAACGCTGATACCTGTTCCAGCACCTACGGCTAATCCGCTTGAAGTAGTCGCTAAACCTGAGTTGGTCTGTAGCAGGATAGATGCGCCACCTGATGCAGCCTGTAAGCCACCTGATGCGGTTGGGTTAAAGCTGAAAGTGTTACCTGAAAGGCTAAGACCATTACCCGCAGCATAAGTTCCTGCGCCTGAGAATTGAGCAAAGACGATATTAGTAGAACCGATTGTTACAGGTGCGTTAGTGGTACATACCCAACCTGTATCGGCAAGGGTTGTTCCTTCTTCGACAAAGGTAAATGCTCCGGGTACTTCTGTACCTGTATTCAAGTCGGTAGAGCGTGTTGGTGCGCCGCTTGCATTGACTGTGTAGATGCCGTTTTCTGATTGTGTTGCTTGGTTCTTAATCAGGATGCGATCACCTGTTACAAGTGTTACTCCGTCAATGACCTGACCATTAGCAAAAGAAGTAGCAAGTGTTCCTGCGGTTGTTGTTGCTGCGCGAACAGAACCTTTTACATCTAATCCTTGTGCAACGCTATCTACATAATTTTTAGTAGCACCATCTTGTGCGCTTGTTGGGTCAAGAAGGTTTGTGATCTTCTTGCTGTTAAAAGACACATTGGCAGCAGGTGCGCCAAAAGTATCAAGCGTAAAATTTGCAGGTGTTAATCCGTGTGTGTGATCGCTTGCGCTCGCTGTTGATGCAGAGCCAGCCGCACCTGATGTTGAAGCAACTGCGCCGGGTGTAGATGAGCCGAGTGAAGGTGTGCCGTGTGTGTGATCTGAGTGAGCAACGGTTGTTGCGCTTCCGTTAGCGGATGAACCACCAAATGTTGTCTGTGATGTTACTGCTCCAAAGCCGGGGCCAGCGTGTGCGTGATCGGCGCGAGCAAAGTTTGTAGATGTTCCGTCAGCAGAAGAACCAGCAACAGATGTAGTTGTTGATTGACCTGTGCCGAAGTTATCTACTTGCTGCCAAGTTGAAGCGTTGCTGTAGTAAAGCAAATAATTGTCTGTTGCGTAATAGAAAGTTCCTGCTGAAACTGATGAAGCGGTTGGGCGAGCTGAGAGTGTGCCGTAGGTGATACCGCCAACTTGATTCCAGTTCGAGCCATCATAAATGTAAAGAGCCTTAGTAGAGGTGTTGTAATAAACCTGACCTGATACTGGCGATGATGGAGCAGTCGCTAGGTTTTGAATAGCCGCATTGAGAAGTTGGTTTTGATTAAGGTCGATATTGACTAAAAATTTACGCGACATTTATTCTCCTAGATTATGTAAGCAGTACCGCTAAAGGCTGCAGTAAATGATATTACCATTTGCTGATTGGTGGGATATGAAAAAGTGCCTTCGCATTGTGTTCCAGCAGAGTCAAGAACTACTGCTGTTGGGTAGCCACTTAGGTTATGAGTGATTGTCCAAGTTGCAGAAGGTGTTGCTTGGTTGAAAGTGTAGAAAACGGCAGATGAACCTGATGGGCCTTGTGGGCCTTGTGGGCCAACGGCAGCAACGGTGATATTGGGTTGCTGATTAGTAACCGTGACATTCTGAATCGTATTAGTGACGGTTATATTGTCGGTCATACACGCGCCTGAGCGATAGTGAGGTTGCCGTCTAACCAGTCGTAGTTAATGCCGCCAGCAGAAGTAGCTTTGATGCCGTAGTAATAAGTTCCTACGCCAAGAGCAGTTGTTTGTGTGCCTGTAATCTGAAATTGCGCTACGCCTGTTGATGGCGATGAAACGGTTACGCCTGAGCCGATCTGTAAAGTCAAAAGGTTACTTAAGGTTACTTGATTGCTTACGGCAAGTTTAATTGTGTACCCCGTAAGGTTAATAGGCGCACCGTTTGAGTCTGTCCAAGTGACGGTGAAGATTAAATCTATGCCTTGATTAACGACTGGATTGTAAGCAGATGCCATTGAAACCCCTTAATTATCTTTTGGAATTATAGCGGTTTGGCAACGAGGGCAGACTTTTGTTCCCTTAACTAATGGCAATCTACAAGATGGACAAAAATCAGCCATAGCAGCAAGCGAGCGCAACGCACCTGAGTTCGACATTAAATCAGTAACAGCCCACACCATTGCATCCATACGATCGGGAGATGAATCGCTATCCGGTTCCCAAGTAACTAACTGATCTTCAAGCTGAGTAAAGTTGCTACCAACAAAATGAAGTCGTAATTGTTCGCTAAGTGCTGATACTGGTTCGGCTCTGACTTTCTTACCGCGTGATGCGTGAACCTTGCGATAAGGGATAGTTGCATCTACTTGGCGCAATAAGGCTTCGATCATATCCCCGCCATTGTTGGCTTCACCGATTACTCTGTCGCACTTGTGTTTGCGATACATTTCAACGGCTTTACGCGCCCACGCTTCGGGAGTTCCGCGCATAGAAGCATCCTCAAGAATGTAGTAATGCCCATCGGGAGTAGCACCTGCTACGACTATGCCTGTTTCATCGCTTGACTCACTACTCGTTACCGCAGGGTCAATAGCAACTACGACACGATAGTAAGGCGGTGCATCCTCAGGTTTAATTCGGGCTTCTTCAATCAGAGCGCGAGTCCATAAAGCTGAATCTGACTCATCTAAGTATTCGCCGTAAAGTTCCTGCCTACCGATTCTCGTTCCAGCATAGCGAGTTTGCAATTCAAGCAATGCAGCAGGTGAGAGGTTTGTTGCGTTGTCAAAGGTCGAACCGCGAGTGACAAAGATTGACCCATCTGTGCGGCTAATCCACTCACGCAAGAGTGTGATGGGCTTAGGGGTTGTTGTAATACAGGCTCTTGGCTTCTCACCAATACGCAAAGCCGGCGCAATACCTTCATACCAAGTCGCATAGGGGTATCTCCATTTCGCTATCTCATCAGCCCATATCCCTGAAAGGTTAAGTCCTCGACCAGCATCAGGGTTATCTGCGCCAAAGAGGTGAATCTTTTGTCCGTCTTTGAAAATGATCTGCCACAACGATTTGTTGTATTCATAGTCTGTGCCTTCAACTAAGCGCATATTTTTCAACACGCGCAAAACGCCACTTGCACCTTCTACGCATATCTTTCGAGCATCACTAAAAGTTTCAGCAATAATCGCCCATTCAGTAGGTGCTAGGTCAGGGGCTTTAGGATGATTTAGAGCTTGATCTACTATCCATTGCGCGCCAGTACGAGATTTACCCCAACCACGACCAGCAAGGATTAGCCAAATGTTCCAGTTGCCCACAGGCTCTTGTTGCTCAGGTCTGCCTATAAACCACCAAGGCGATGTAGTGAGATCGTCTAATGCTTCCTTAGGTAAAGACTCTAAATGCTGAGTGGCTTGATCGGCAGGTAGGTCTTTTAATTGCTCAAATAGACTCTGTGCCATCGCTACTCTCATTTACGATTTCAGCATCCTCAATTTGCGCGGGTGCGTGACCTAACATAGCGAGTACGAGCGACTTGGAATCAACTTGAAGGGGTTTGCCGTCTTTACCTGAAATCTCTTGGGTGAGTTTGTCTTTACGACCCCATCTATCGGGAAACTTGCGCTCTAAGTACCACGCGCTTGCAGTCCAGTTATCAGCAGCGTGAGTTTTGATATTACGAACTGCCGACATTTCTGCTTCTGCCTCAGCTTTTTTAATAGCCTCCATATATCCCACATAAGGCTCAATTCCTTCTTCGCCTTTAGACATCCATAGATAGTGAGTCGAGGATGAAATGCCAACAGATTCGGCTGCGGTTGAAGCGTAGTTACCTGCTTCTATAGCCTCGACCATTGCATTTTGGATGACTTCACTCAGGATTGTTGTTCGACTCATTTAATGCTTCCAATCGGGCATCCAGCAGACTGTCCATCTCACTCATCAGAAATGCCTTGCGTTGATGAGTCAGCCTATTGCCGTACCTGTCCTTGAGCATCACAGCAAGATGCGCGATTGCTTCATCTATATCGGCAATCGTTATTACATCTCGCTCAATAATCATAGGATTCATTTTACTGTTTCTACTGTCACTCCGTCAGTTTCATCATCAAATTCAACAAAGCAAGCACACCCACCTATGTCAAATTCATCTATAAGCATTGGTGAGGCTTCTGCCCTTTTGCGTAATTCAATGAGCGGCAATGGCTTTTTAACCCCATTGACAACTTCATTCAGGATTGCAACATCTTGCCCAATGACTGCTCTTAAATGCTGTTCCTTGGCTTCCCAAGTAGCAAATCTTTCAGGCATTGTTTCAAGAAGTTTTTTGAATTGCCCTTGCCCGGCGCGAACACACCCACCCCCACAGTTGTTATGAGCAAATCCCATTTCATAAAGGCGAGGGGTATTTAATCCTTCGTCTTTAGCCCATTGGATAAGTTCATCTTTGTCGCGGTAAGGAGGTTCAGACAAAGGTGCTTCTGCCTTGTATGGCAAATAATTACGAACGATTGCTGGCAAACGATGAGTTTCAGTCCAGTCAATCCCTACATAAATTACAGTATCGGCAGGGTCGCAGTTTTCCTTGAGCCATTTACGAGCTGGTCGTTGCTTAAGAAGTTTTGAGCAATTAGCCACTCGTGAATTGCCAAGAAACTTTTGATCTTCAAATAATTGCCAAATATCTCGACCTTCGTTGAGGTAGATATAGGTTCCACCTATGTTGGCAACAGATTCTTCAATAAAGCGATAGGTGTCCTCATCTTCCCCTATGTGCGGGTCGGTTGCGCTTCCCTTGACATCAGCAAACACCAAATACAGGTCATCTGTGCCATAGCGTTCAGCAACAATTTTGGCAGTAGCCCAAGAGCCAATACCACCTGAGAACATAACCACGCGCTTAGTCATTTATTGCGCGCTTCTCGCACCTTCTTGTAAGCCTTAACATCGTCTGCGGAATAAAAAACTCTCTTGCCCTCCTTCTTTACCCACGCGATTGTTCGGCGATATTGAAGTTGGCGCAAATTGTTAATGTTGATACCGAGGTGCTCAATAACCTTAGCGGTATCCCATAGTTCTTCTACCAATTTGGGAACTCTCTAGTCATATTAGGTAGTTCGGTGAGGAAATCTTGCTTGTTAGCGTGAACTACAGGTGCTTGGCGAGCAGGTGTCTTAGCGGTCATATAGAAGTTAGTGCCAGCGATCTCAAGTGAGGTCTTAACTTCCCCGGATTTGTTGGTGTAAGTAGATTGAGTCACTTTGCCAATAACCATAACGCGATCACCTTTCTTAAGGTTCTCTAGTACGGCATCAGATTTGCTATTCCAAAAGGTTACGCGAAACCAAGTTGTATCTCCATCTTCATATTGACCATTAACTTTAGTGCGTGGAGTATGAGCTAGAGAGAATGTTGCGAGTGTTTCTTCCTTAAACATCTTCATTTCAGGGTCAGCCCCTAGATTGCCTTCGATAATAATTTGGTTGAGTTGCATAATTTTGCCTTTCGTCTTGGAAAGATTACATTACACGATCTCTACGCTACCGTCATTTCCAAGTAGCACCCAACAACCATCGGGTCTGAGCATTTTGGCATTTTCGGGTTCATCCCAACTACTGACCATCCACCCGCGTTCTGTGGCTAAAGAGGGATTACCGTGAATACTGTGATTTCCTAGATTGTGACAAGAATGGTGAACTCGGATGAGATTTGATACCGAGTCTTTGCCTCCACGCGATTTGAGTTTCCTATGGTGCAACGCCATAGATTCAAGGGCTGGCTTACCACAGGTTTCGCAGTAATTACCAGCCCTCTCCTCTACTAATCGAACTATCTCTTGTTTCAATACCAGCCAAATTTCTGTTCGTGAGTCCAAGCCCTACATATAGAGCCGTAGCGAACAGAAATATAGTGCAAGCCATAGTTGATCTGCTTTATTGCATCTGAGGTCTTGTGAACTTTGTAGTTCCCCCAAGTCGTAGGCATAAATTGAAAAATGCCATACGCCCCTGATGACTTGTTGCGAGCTTTAGGATTCCAATGAGATTCCTGAGTTATCAACTTATCTAGGCAGACAAATTCTTGCTTGCTTTGCACTTGTAGCTTTGCGTACATCCTTGGGTGCTGAGCAAACATTTTAGGAGCAAATGCGGCTTGGGCATTTACTGTCTGACAAAATCCAACCACTAGGGCTATTACAAGGATTCTGCGCCAAGCCCTTATCGGGCAGCCTTACCCCGGTTCATTGAAACTTCGCAGGTATGTATTTTGAATGTATCCATTTTCGTTTCCTTTCAGAAGATGTGGACAGTCCTAGTTTAGTGCCAAACCCCCGATAACGGCGGGGGTTCAGCGATGTGTCGCTCATCGTGATAGGCCGATAGCGCAAAATTTAGACACTTGAACTGCCGCCACCCCACCCATCTCCCTTAAAGATTGGGCGAAAGGTCGAAAAGACACGCTTCATAGAATCCCCGCATACGGCGCAAGGGGCGTTCTCAGGGGCAGTACCTATAGGGAACTCGATAGTGTAAATGCCATCTAGCTCACACTCAAACTCATAGTTAGCCATTTTTCTTACCCTTAGCAATCTCTCGGATAGTCAGTTGCGACACGCCGTACCTCTTGGCAAGTTCGATCACATTGACTGCTTTGCCTTTTTCAATTTTGTATTCAGCGCGGATTTGGCGCATCTCATCTTCGTTCATTAGTGACCTCCCATAATCCAAAACAACGCTGACAATAGATCAGCCATTGCGCTCTGTAGTAGTGCTAAGAATTGCAAACTATTCATTTCTTCCCCCATTAGCTTTTAAGTGTAGATATAGATTGTGATTAAACATCAAGTCATTAGCCGGGGATTTAACTACAACGCCATTGACCATATAGCCGTCAGTATTGACTTCGTGAATGATGCGGTAATCGCAGTCAAATTCTTGGCAAACCTCAATAATTGTCATACCAACTCCTTTTCAATGGCTTGGATAGTTGAGCAGGGGTAGTTTTCATAATCGCGACACTTTAAGCAAGATAAACCAAATTTACCTTCAACTGGCTTATGCAATTTCACTACTGCTTTAAGAGCAAGTTCGTACACTCCAGAGCAACAGGTGTAATCATCAGAGCAACAGGTGTAATTATCTATTTTTGTTAGCAATTCATTATGTGTCATCGGTCGCAACTATCGTCAGGGCTTCCGTGTTCCTCGCAGTAGTAGTAACGCTTGCCGTCATCACTCTTACAAAGTGGGCAATGCTCTACGCCGTCAATGAACAGGGCTTGATCGTCAGGATAATCGCCTGAACAGTTGGTGCAATAAGCCACGCGATCAGCCCAAGCGTTTAGCCATATTTCGCGCGTACTCATAGTCCAGCCTCACACTTGTAAATATCGCCCCAACACCATCCGTTGCCTGTCCACCAAATATGATTGACAAGATAATAAGCAACAATAATTCCGATTAAAGCTGCAACGCCAAATACAACTCTACGGCGCACAACATACTTGCGTTCCATTCTCATTATGCCTCCTTCATAAAAGAAACTTCAATTTTTAGTGAGCACCATTCGCACTCAAAAACAGCACCTTGTGAACAAGGATGAATAATCAGCCTGTTAGCAAAACCGCCCTTACTTCCACACCATACGCAGTTCATAAGTCACCATCCTCGAAATAGTGAAGAACTAGAAATATGGCTGTGATGACAAGAAATCCAAGAGCAAGAAATGACCACATTAGAGTTTGCCTCCATAATTAGTAGTAATGACATAAAGTGAATCGGCGGTATCAAAGAGAACCTTGTATTCAAAGTTCAGGGCTTCAAGGAACGCTTTAGCAAAAAGAACACTTGGATAACCTTCTAGCCAATAAGCGCGAAAGAATGTGTAATCCAAGTCAGTTGAGTCATCTAGGGTTTCAAAGCGACCTTCTTGCTTCTTCCACGCTTTGAGAGTGCTTGCCCAATTAGTTGAATTAACTGTGAGCTGATCGAAGTCAGTTGCGGTGAGTTTCATTTATGCACCTACCTTTTTTGTAATTTTTACTTGAGAAAATTTAACGCCGTTTTCTTTAGCATAATTACGCTTTAGATTATTGACTGCAATTCTGTGTTGCTTTGATGAAATTTGTTGCATAATAAAATTTATTGCATTAGTTAATTGTTGAGCAGACTGTTCATCATCAGTTTCATATTGACCAAGCCAATCTGCGGCAAATGCCAAATCATCTATTGAAGCTGGCTTTGGTTCTAATCCAAAACTTTCAACTTGTGTGCTTCCCATTTTCTTACCTCCGTTATTAGGTATGTGGGGCGGTTTGCCCTACACCCCAAAGATTACGGTAGATAGATTACGAAATCAAGCACCTATGGGAAAAACCTTTATATCTGCCCCCGGTGTGTCGGAATAGACCTTTCTAGCCTTGATATCCACAACCTGAGAGTCATCGTTGAAGCAGATGCC